ATTTAGCGGCAGCAGTAAAAGATGGTATTGGAGGTTTTAGAGGTTTAATAAAAAGTGTTAAAGGATTTAGAACTGCTTTAGTAACAACTGGTATAGGTGCTTTAGTTGTAGCTCTTGGATTGATTGTAGCGTATTGGGAAGATATTAAAGGACTTGTAAGTGGTGTAAGTTCCGAACAGAAAAAACTATTAGAGACTCAAAAAGAATCTGTGGCTGAATCTGAGAAACAATCACAGATGATAAGTCAAATGGAGAATACTCTAAAGCTTCAAGGTAAAACTGAAAAGGAGATTAGAGATCTTAAGAAGCAACAGTTAAACGAAACTATATCAAACCTAGAAGCTCAGTTACTTACTCAGAAGGAGATGAAAAAATCTCAAATAGAAGCTGCAGAAAGAAATAAGAGTATAGCTAAAGGTATAATAGCATTTTTATCTACACCTCTATTAATTATTACTGGATTAATTGATGGTATTACTAATAGTTTAGCTTCACTAGGAGTTTTAGAAGAAGGTACTGCATTAACAGAAGGATTTTTAGAAAAGACCTCATCTATGTTATTTGATCCAGAGGAAATTGCAGAAGAAGGTCAAGCTACTATAGATGAAACAGAGGAACAATTAAGAAAACTAAAAAATACTAGAGATAATTTTATTCTGCAAGATCAAAAAGAGAAAGAGGATCAAGAAAAGAAAGCTGCAGACAAAGCTAAAGAAGAAGCTAAAAAGAGAGCAGAAGCTTTAGAGAAAATAAGACAGGGAGAGATAGATACAGAAGCGGAGAAAAGAGCAGAAGAGTTAAAGAAGATACAAGATCACTATAAAGAACTTATTAGACTAGCAGATCTATATGGTCAAGATACTACTGCTTTAAAAGAAGCACAAAGAACTAAAGAACAAGAGCTGCAAGAAAAGTTTGATGAAGAAGATAAAGCAAAGCTATTAAAGAAACAACAAGAGAAAATAGAACAGTTAGAATTAGACAATGAGTTTGACACTCTAACATTTGATCAACAAAGAGAAGTACTACAACAAAGAAGAGATGCTATAAATTCAGATGAACTATTATCTACTGAGCAAAAGAATAATCTATTAAAAGATCTTTCAGATGTAAGTGTAGAAATATCAGAAGAAGAGTTTAAACAGAAAATGACTGCAGCTATGGGATATGCTCACTCGTTACAGTCTGTTAGTAATATTATAGGTCAAGAAACTGCTTCTGGTAAAGCTATGGCAGTAGCTGCATCTTTGATTAGTACTTATGCTTCTATTGCTGGTCAATTACAGGCTTTTTCAAAAAAAGGTATTCCAGGATACGCTATAGCTCAAGCGATTGCTACTGGTGCAGTAGGGTTTGCTAATGTTAAAAAGATTATATCTACTAAAGTTCCAAAATCATCTGGTGGAGGAGGAGCATCTGTATCAGCAGCAGCAGCAACTCCACAAGCTCCAAGCTTTAATATAGTAGGAGCTACAGAAACAAGTCAATTAGCAGAAGCTATAGGGGAACAAACACAAGAGCCAGTCCAAGCTTATGTAGTAGCTAATGATGTAACAACAGCACAAAGCCTACAAAATGGAATTATAAAAGATGCTACACTTTAACCAAATAAAAAATTAATACGTTATAATAGTATGAGAATAGTAGAACTAATTATTGAGGAAGAGGATGACAGCTTATTTGCTGGTATAGATGCAATAAGTATAGTAGAGCATCCAGCTATAGAAGAAAACTTTGTAGCTCTTAATGAACAGAAAGAATATAAACTAGCAGAAGCAGACACTGATAAAAGACTGCTTACTGGTGCTTTACTTGTACCTAATAAAACTATCTATAGAAAAGATGGAGATGATGAGTACTATATTTATTTTACTAGAGAAACAGTAAGAAAAGCTTCTGAGATGTTTTTAATGAACGGATACCAAAACAATTCTACATTTGAGCATAGGTTAGAGTTATCTGGTCTTTGTTTAGTAGAATCCTGGATAGTAGAGGATGAGGTAAAAGATAAAAGCCAAATGTATGATATGAATCTACCAATAGGAACTTGGGTAGGTACTATGAAGGTTACTAATGAGGAAGTGTGGCAAGATTTTGTAAAGGAAGGTAAAGTAAAAGGATTTTCTATAGAAGGCTACTTTGTAGAGAAGAGTAAAAAAGAAGAATTAAGTAAAGAGATAGAAGCTGGTTTAGAACTTCTTAAGATTAAACAAATGATCTTAGAAGCAGAAACAAATCTAGAATCATATACAGACTATCCAGAGAGTGCTAGTAATAATGCTAAGAGAGCTTTAGAATGGGCAGATAAAAACGGATGGGGATCTTGCGGAACTGATGTAGGTAAACAAAGAGCAAACCAATTAGCAAAGAAAGAAGGAATAAGCAGAGACACTATAGCTCGTATGGCTAGTTTTAAAAGACATCAACAAAATAAAGATGTACCATACTCAGAAGGGTGTGGAGGATTGATGTGGGATGCTTGGGGAGGTACTTCTGGTATTGAATGGGCAATTAATAAATTAGATAAGCTAGATGAAAAAAAATAAGTACGAAAAAACTCCTAGTAGAACAAGTCCAAAGAATAGTCGTAGAGGCTGCTTATGTAAAGATCAATTAACCTATGATAGAAAGTGCTGTGATGGTAGCTTATGGGCGCAAGGAATAGGTAGAGGTTAAAAATGCAAAAAAAATTATAGGAACGTTATATTATTATAAATCTAATTATGACTACACAAGAAAGAATTTACGCACAGCTATCTAAAGGAGTTAAAAAAGTAGATTTAAGTATAGTAGATGATTTAAATTCAGCTATTCAACAAGCTGAAACTTACAGTGATACAATAGATTTAAATACTGCTATAATAGATAGTAAGTTAGTTATTGATGCTTATAATACTTTAAACACTATTGCAGAAAAATATTATAATGAATTTGAAGTAATAGAAAATTGGTATTCTGAATTAGAGGCTAGAGAGCAAGAACTTAATAGTAAAATGAGTGAATATGAAACTTTAGCTAATGAATTAGGTATAGATCCTAGACAATTAGAAGCTTATAATTATGCTGATGGTTTGATAGGTATTATATATCAAGAATTAAATACATATAAAGATAATAAAGCAAATATAGAAGAGGCTTTAGATATATCTGCAAATAGAATTATATAATATGAGTACTAGAAACACAGTATTTAGTAGATTATTTGGTAAGCAGTTTAAGTCAGAGCTTTCAGCTTCTGATGACATTCAATCTGCAATAGATGGTCTAAATGCTTCAGAATTAGATTCTGGTTTAAGCGATTTAAGAAATAATGAATCTGAGTTAAAAAGTATAATATCTCAAGCTAGAGATGCAGCAAATTCTTTTATATCTAACTTTGATTCTTTAGAAGAAAAACTACAAGGCTACATTGACAATAGAGATAGACTAGAACAAGCTTTAAGTTCTTTTGAAGGTATGGCTAGTGATTTAGGTATAGATGCAGATCAAAGCGAAGCATACAGATTAGGACAGGAAAAATTTACAGAAGCAGAAAATACTGCTACTGATGTAGTAGGTCTACAAAACGAATTATACGAGTTATACGAATTAGCAAACGAATTAAATAGATAAAAATGAACACTAAAAAAACAGTATTTAGCAGAATTGCTAAGGGAATGACTAAGAAAAAAGTAGAATTATCTGTAGTAGATGAAATTGATAATGAGTTTGGATGGTTAGAGCAATCTTATACTGAGGCTTCTTATGGTGTAGAATTTATGAGAGAATGGATAGATAAAATTATGAAATTTAATAGTGAACTATCTATAGCAGTTGATAACTATGTAGTTAATGGTGCTGCATATAGTTTTGAAGAGGCTTATACGGATATGAGATCTAAAATAGAAACTTTAGAAGAAAAAGCTAATGATTTAGGTATAAATCCATCAGAATTAATTAGAGACTATGATGAGATAAAAAATATATTAAGTGTCGCTGAAAGTGTAGACTCTGAATTTAAATCAGCTTATAAAGAATTGTTAACACAAGCTAATGATAGATTTGGCTTGGCAGATTTTAGTTAATTAATAAATAATAAATATATGAAAACAACAGAGATGTTATCTAAGATTAAAGCTCTATTGAATGCTAGTGTAAAATTAGCTCAGCAGACTTTAGACAATGGTACAGTTATCGAGGCTGAGTCTTTTGAGGCTGGTCAGTCTGTTTTTATTGTTACTGATGATGAGCGAGTAGCTTTACCTATCGGAGAATACAAATTAGAGGATGGACGTTCTTTAATTGTAGAGGAAGAAGGGGTAATTGCTTCTATCGGAGAATCAGAAGCTCCAGCAGAAGAGCCAGTAGCAGTAGAAGCTGAAGAAGAAGTTATCGAAACTGAAGTACCAGAAGAAGTAGCTCCAGAAGTAGAAGCTATTGTAGAAGCAGTAGTAGAGGTGGTAGCACCAGCTTTAGAGGAGGTAAAAGAAGAATTGAAAAAACTTAAAAAGAAGTTTGAAGATTCTTACGAGAAAAAAGAAGAAGAAGAGGAAAAGAAAAAAGAGGAGAAGAAAGAAGAAATGAGCAAAAAGTTCAAGCACTCTCCAGAAAGAAAAGCCTCTAAAAGACAAGAGATTAAATTCTCACAAAACAGAAAAGAAACTACTCTAGATAGAGTATTAAGACAATTAAACAAATAATAATAAAATGAAAAAAAGATTTAATTTTTCGGATGTAGACAATTCAATGACTGATCCGATTTCAACTAGTTATGCTGGAGAATTTGCTGGAAAGTACATCTCTGCAGCATTATTGAGTGGTAAGACTTTAAATGATGGAGCTATCACTGTTAAGCCTAATGTAAAGTACAAAGAGGTAGTTAAAAAATTAGACGTAGGAAGTATTATCGCTAATGCTACTTGTGATTTCGATTTTGATGCTGATACTTTAACTCTTACAGAAAGAATATTACAACCAGAAGAATTTCAAGTAAACCTACAGTTATGTAAGAAAGATTACAGAAGCGATTGGGAAGCTATTTCTATGGGTATGAGTACATTTGACAACCTTCCTCAAGCTTTCTCTGATTACTTAATCGGACAAGTTGCTGCTAAAGTTGCTGAGAAAACTGAGCAAAACATCTGGGGTGGTGTAAACGCTAATGCTGGAGAGTTTGATGGTTTCACTGTGCTTATGGCTGCTGATGGAGATGTAAACACTGCTGCTAATGCTTCTGCAACTGCTTTTACTTCTGGTAATATCGTAACATTATTAGGAAATGTAGTAGATGCTATTCCTTCTGCTGTATATGGTAAAGAAGATTTAACTTTATATGTACCTACTGTAGCTTTACAAGCTTACGTTAGAGCTTTAGGAGGATTTGGAGCTGATGGATTAGGAGCTGCTGGTACAGACAATAAAGGATCACAATGGTATAATCAAGGTAATGCTTTAGCTTTTGAAGGAATCAAAATACAGCACTGTCCAGGTATGCCATCTGACCACATTGTAGCTGCTGAGGCTTCTAACTTATATTTCGGTACTGGTTTATTATCTGACCACAACGAAGTTAAGTTAATTGACACTTCTGCAGTATTAGGAGATCAGAATGTTAGAGTTGTAATGCGATTCACAAGTGGAATCCAATACGGAATTGGATCTGATTGTACATTGCTTACTTTAGCATAATAAAAAATAGTTTAACATATTAAGAGGGTGGGTTGGAATAGTCTTACCTACCCTTTTTCTTTAAAAAAATAAATATGGCTTGTAATTTAACAACTGGTCGAACAGTACCTTGTAAGGATAGCGTTGGTGGTATTCAAGCGGTTTACTTTGCGGACTTTGGAACTATGGGTGCATTAACAGTTACTTCTGGAGAAGTTACTGCTTTTGCTGGAACTCCAGACTTCTTCGAGTTTGATGTAAAAGGAAACTCTAGCTTAGAACAAACTATCACAGCATCTAGAGAGAATGGGACTGCTTTTTATGAGCAGACTCTAAATCTGACTTTGACTAAATTAGATAAAGCTACACAAGAGGAACTAATCCTTATAGTTAAGGCTAGACCTCACATTGTAGTAAAAGATTATAATGGTAATTACCTTATGGTAGGTGCTTCTCACGGAGCAGATTGCTCTGGAGGTACTATTGTTACTGGAGCTGGAATGGCAGACTTAAGTGGATTCACTTTAACAATGGCTGCTCAAGAAACTTTACCAGCTTATTTTGTGGATGCAACTGCATTTGAAGCAGAAATTAGTACTACACAAATAAATCCGTAATTTTTAGTTAGTTTTATATAGGAAAGGGGTATCTTTAAGGTATCCCTTTTTTTATATTACAAAATTTAGTTTTAGTACGTTATATTAGTATGAAGATTATAGGAACAAGTGGGACTAAGACTTTTAAAGTAATTCCTAGACAATATGTAGATGGTCAAGTTACTGTAAGGCTTACTAATGAAAGTACTAAAGCAGTAGTAAGTGTAACAGCTACAGCTTCTACAGTTCGAGATTATATGAGCTTTGATGCTGTGTTTGGTACATTAACAAAAGATGTGTTTTACAATATGGATGTATTGATTTCTGGATCTGTAGTTTATAAAGATAAATTATTCTGCACTGATCAAACTATAAATCAATCTAATAATGATTACTACACTATAAATGAAAATGAGTATACTACAGAAAATAGTTACGATAACGATTATATAATAATATGAGTATAAAAATAGTAAACCTAAGCACCTATACTACTCCAGAGATTAAAGAATTTAAAAACAAAGATTGGGTAGCATATGGAGATGATAATGACTACTATCAGTATTTGATAGATCGCTACAATGGATCAGCAACTAATAATGCTGCAATAAACGGAATTAGTCAGTTAATCTTTGGAAAAGGAGTAGATGCTACAGATAGTAGTAAAAAACCTAATGAGTATGCACAAATGAAGTCTTTATTAAAGGACTCTTGTGTAAGAAAGTTATGTTATGATCTAAAACTTATGGGACAGTGTGCTATGCAAGTTATTTATAACTCTAATCACACTAAAATAGTAGAGGTTGCTCATTTTCCTATAGAAACTCTTAGAGTAGGAAAGGCAAATGAAGAGGGTGAGATAGATTCTTACTATTATATGTCTGATTGGCAAGATAAAAAACCTAGTGAAGAGCCAGAAAGATTTAGTGCTTTTGGTACATCTAGTGATGAAATAGAGATATACTGTGTTAAGCCTTATAGAGCTGGTTTCTATTACTATAGTCCAGTAGATTATCAAGGTGGTTTGCAGTATGCAGAGCTAGAAGAGGAGATTGCTAATTACCATCTTAACAATATAATGAATGGTTTAGCTCCAAGTATGATGATTTCGTTTAATAACGGAGTTCCAGATGAAGAGACTCAAACAGATATAGAGAGAAAAATACAACAAAAGTTTAGCGGTACTAGTAATGCTGGTAAGTTTATATTAGCTTTTAATGATTCTAAAGAAAATGAAGCTTCTATAGAGCCAGTACAGCTTAGTGATGCTCATCAACAATATCAATTTTTATCAGAAGAGAGCCAATTAAAAGTAATGGTATCTCATAGAATTATATCTCCTATGTTACTAGGTATAAAAGACAGTACTGGACTAGGAAATAATGCTGATGAATTAAAGACCGCTAGTATCTTAATGGATAATACTGTAATTAAGCCTTTTCAAGAGCTTTTAATAGATGCTTTTAATGATATACTAGCTTTTAACGATATCGTGCTTAATTTGTACTTTAAAACGCTTCAGCCGCTTGAATTTACTGACTTAGATAATGCAATGACTAAGGAGCAAGTAGAAGAGGAGACAGGTCAGAAGCTATCAATGAGTATACAAATAGATGGTAGAGTTGCATATGAAACTATAGAGGAAGCAGAAGCAGTAGCAAAAGAAATGGGATGTGAAGGATACCACGAACATACTTTAGATGATAAGACTTATTATATGCCTTGTGAGACTCACGATCTTAAAAAGCCTTGTGAGCCAGGATATGAAATGATAGGTACTAAAATAAAAGATGGTAGAGAAGTGCCTAACTGTGTTCCTTTAAAGGATATAGACAGAATGAAGAGTGATCTCTTTGAAGCTCTTATGGATATAGAGCAAGAGGATCTATCTGACTATGAATTAATAGATGAGAGACCAGCTAATGAGTATGATGACTTAATACATAAAACACTAAAGTTTGCTAGTGTCGTTTCTAGTAGTCCTAATAAGACTAGTGAGCAAGATACAAGCATATTAAAAGTAAGATATGTCTATACTGCTGGTAGAAGCACTAGAGGGAAAAGTAGAGACTTTTGTCAAAAGATGATGTCTGCTGCAAAAGTATACAGAAAGGAAGATTTAGATAAGGAAAGTAGTGCTAATAGTGAATTAGCTGCTGAAGGAGAGTCTACATATAATATATGGCTATACAAAGGAGGAGTTAATTGCTCACACTACTGGATGAGACAAACATACTTAAGAAAAAATAATGAGAGAATATCTGTATCAGAAGCTAGAGCTAAAATAGCAGAGTTAGATCCTAGCTTACGGAGTGAGGCAAAGATGCCAGTAAATGAACCAGAGGTAGCACAGATAGCCTCTGCAAGAAATAACTATTGGAGAAAATAATATGGCTACAGTACTATTTATAAAAAGATCTGATATTGTTAAGAACAGTATTATTGATGGATCAGTGGACACGGATAAGTTTATTTACTTTATAAAAATAGCTCAAGAGATGCACATTCAAAATTATATAGGGACTAAACTATATGATAAGATTACTAATGATATATCTACTGGTACTTTAACTGGTAATTATTTAAACATAGTAAACGAATATATACAACCAATGCTAATTCACTTTGCTATGGTAGACTATATGCCATTTGCAAGTTTTGAATTAAAAAATGGAGGTCTAGTAAAGCATTCTGCAGAGAGCAGTGAAAATGCTACAAAAGAAGAGGTTGATTTTCTAGTACAGAAGCATAGAAACTTTGCAGATTTTTATACTAGAAGATTTATAGATTATATGAGCTTTAATAGTAATTTATTCCCAGAGTATAATTCTAATCAGAATGAAGATATGTATCCAGATAAGGATGCAAACTGGGTAGGATGGGTGCTTTAATATGGAGTATAAAATAAAGAGAGAGAATCTAAATAAGATCATAAAGTATTTAACAAAAAAGAAAAATGGTAAAACCAAAGTTAGCATTAATACCAAGCGGATATAACGACAGTGTAGTCTATTCTATATTGCCAAGTGATGGTAGTGGAGATTTTATTTTTGATAGAGGAGATTCAGCAAACAGAGTAAATAAGGATGGTCTTATAGAAACAGTAAGTGAAGATTACCCAAGATTAGATTGGTTAAATAGTGATTGTCCAAGTTTGTTGTTAGAAAGTCAAAAAACTAATACACAAACATATTCTGAATCTTCTACTGGTAAAAGTTTAACAGGTGCTACTTTAACAAACGACAAAGCAATATCTCCTACTGGAGAATACAATGCTATGGAGTTAAAAGAAGATACAAGTACAGGTAAGCATAGGTTTTTTACTGGTAATGTAACTGTTGTTGATAGCACTACTTATACATTAAGTTTTTTTGTTAAAAAGAATAGTGATAATAGATTTATATTTATAAATGCTGGTGGTTTAATAGGTGTTAGTGGCTCTTTTAATTTAGACACACAAGCAGTTACAGGAGGTGTACAATTATTTGAAACATATCCTAATGGATGGTATAGAATAGGAATTACAGAAGAAGCATCATCAGATGTTACAAGTGGATATTTTGTACAGCTACAACAAGGTACAACTGATGCAAGTTATACTGGAGATGGTAGCTCTGTATTTGTTTGGGGATTACAATTTGAAGAGGGTAGTTTATCAAGCTATATTTCAAATCTTGCAACAGGCTCTACTTCAAGAAGTGCAGATACTTGCACAGATGCTGGAGATGCTACTATATTTAACGATTCAGAAGGTGTACTATATTTTGAAGCTGCGAGATTGAATTCAGAAGATAATTCTTCTATAACTTTTTCAATTAGCGATGGTTCTAATTCAAATGCGGTATCGATGTATTATTATTCTGGAGGTATTGCTGTTGATATTTTCAATTCATTAGGAACTCGAACTATTTTACATTCAATTTCATTAAATCAACAAGCTGAATTTAATAAATTAGCTATAAAATATAAATCAAATGATATGGCTTTGTGGTTTAACGGAAATGAAGTGGCAACAAATACACAAGCAATCAATTTAACTGGATTAAATGAATTAAAAGCGTCTTATGGAAATGGTCAATTTCCTTTTTATGGCAAATGCAAAGATTTAAGATATTACGATACAGCATTAACAGATGCAGAATTAACAGAATTAACAACATAATATGGCAAACGAAATATATCATAGAAGTAATTGGGGAAATGCAGTAAATGATAAATACTGGGCAGATGTTTACGAGAAATATTCTGCTACTAATAAAATGTATGTACGATCAGACTATTACGAGAATAGCAACGAAACAGACAAACTAATGGCTGATATATACCCAAAGCCAAGTATATTACTAACACCTACTGCATACGATAATGGGTCTTTACATAGTGTTAAGCCTGTTAAAACTTTTGGTAGTGAATTGATTGTTAATGGAACGTTTGACACAGATAGCGACTGGACTAAAGGAACAGGTTGGAGTATAAGTGGTGGTAAAGCCATAAAAACCTCTGGTACTGGCTCTGGTTTAAGTCAGACTGTACCAACAACAACAGTAGGTAAAAAATATAAATTTACTTTTGATGCTATTGTAACAAGTGGAATTGCTAACGCAACTATATATGGAGCTACTATACCTGTTTTTAGCACATCTGGAAGTCAAGAACATACGATAACTGCAACCTCAACATCTGGATTTCAATTTTATGGTGCTGCAGATTTTGCTGGCTCAATAGACAATGTAAGCGTAAAAGAAGTAACAGAAGCAGACTTTGACTTTACAAGAGGCTCTAGTGCGACACGAGTAAACGAAAAAGGACTTATAGAAGATGTACAGATATTAAGTGGGAATTTA